GGTGCGCCCGAGCTGCCGCCGCCGGTCTTGGCCTTGGGCGGCACGCCCATGAACTTGGCGTAGTCGGGGTGATCGGGTTCGACGGCGAGCTTGACGACGTTGCGATCCAGGCCCTTGGCGTCCTTCTCGACATCGACGCGGGCGAGGAACTCGATGCCGTCCAGTTCGTGGAAGCCCTGGATGCGGCGCGCGGCGGCAGCCTGCGGCGTGTTGTCCTGCGGGTGGACGTTGCGCGCGCTGTTGAGCACGGCGCGGATGAAGCTGCGCCCCATCTGGCCCCACGTCGGGCCTTTCTTCGAATGCAGGCCGATGTTCGACCACATCTTGCGTTTGGCGTGGTCGCCCGCCGTCACGACGAACTCGGCGGCGAGGTAGATCGAACCGGTTTCGAAGGACTCGGTGGCATAGCCGCCGCCCCAACCCTGTTCGGGATCGTCATGGCCACCGGGCTTGATGGTCATGCGTACCGGTACGATGGTGCCCTTGGGGATGAGGTCGAAGCCTTGCTGCTGTTCGGCGTCGTTGAAGTCGTTCCAGTTCTGCGTGGTCATGGCGATTACTCCTGAGATTCGATGGATTGGGGAATGGCGGCGCTGGCGGGCATGGCTGCGCCCGCGCACTTGGCGATCAGCACGCCGAGATCAGGGGGTTCGAGCAGGTCGAGACGACCGCTACGGTCTTTGGCCGGAAAGCCGTAGGGATTGAGGGTGTGCGTGACGAAGGCGCGGTAGGCGCTACCGTCCTCGGCCTTGATCTCGGCCAGCGTCACGACCTCGTCGACGATGCCGGGTAGTTCGAGGCTGGTCTTGCTGCCTTCGATCTGCGGCACGAACACCTTGCGGTTGTAGTCGTCGAGGCGTTCGTCGAGGATGGCGACGAACACGACGTTCTTGCCGCGCGCGTGCTGGAGGTGCGTGAGCGCGCCGACCATCTCCTGACCAAGCAGACCGTAGGCGGCGCGAAGGTCGGGCTTGCCGGAGCGGTCGCTGACCGCGCCCGGTTGCGTCTTGCACCACGCGAAGCACTGACGCGACAACTGCGTGATCGAGTCGAGGAAGAAGGTCTGGTAGCGGTCGAGCTGCGCCGGGTTGCCGAACTTCTCGATGACATGGTCGTAGTGCGCCTGCGAGAACGCGGACTCCGGCGGCAACGACTTGTCCGGCCCGGCGAGGAACACGAAGAAGTCGCGCGACTCCGGCCACGAGGCCGGACGGATGGTGTCGCCCGGCCAGTCGGCCACGGCCAGGTCGCCCGCCTCGATGTCGAGGAACAGCGTGGTCTTCGGGTCGAGGTCTTTGAGCCGGGTGGTCTTGCCGATGCCGGACTTGCCGAGCATCAGGAGCTTCACGCCCTTGCGTTCGGCCATGCGCTGCTGCGCGGAGATGATCGGGAGGGACATCACGCCACCTCCTTCAGCTCGTCGGCGACGGCGGGATTCCAGAGAATCTGGTAGCCGCTGTGGCCGTTGCGCGAGTACGGCATGGCCTCGGCCCACGCTTCACCGGCTTCGGTCAGTTCCCATTCGTCGCGGTCGTTGCGGAACTGGAAACCGCCCGCCGCCAGCAACTGGTTCGTCGCCTTCGCCGAGCGGTTCAGCAGTTTGCCGAGCTGGGTGGCGTTGAGCGAGCAGATCGGCTCGTTGGCGGCGGGCAGCGTGCGGCGCAGCGTCTCGACAGCGAGGCCCGTGTTCTCGTGGATGCAGGTCAGCGTCGCCGCCATCGCAATGCCGGACTTGACGCCCGGCACCTTTGCCACGGCGTCGCCGATCAGCAGGATCGCGCTGACGCGGTCGTGGGTCAGCGCGGGCAAGGCCGCCAGCGTGCCGGGGACGGCATACGCGCCGGTCTTGCGGATCGCGGGCAGCACCTCGCCGGTCACCCAACGCTTGAAGCGTTTCGCGGCGTCCTTCGTGCTGCCGAGGATCAGGGCGTAGAGGCCGGATTCGTTGACGTGGTTCTGGCGCTGGCGACCACCTGCCGTAAGGGTCTCCAGTTTCTGGAGACCCTCTGCATCGACATGGGACTTGACCGCCTGAGACGGGTTGCCCATCTCCAGCGCGTCGCAGACGTCGCTGGCGTTGAACCACGGCAGGCCCGCATCATCGACCTGCACGCGCACGGCGCGCGCCTCGAACTGGAAGGGAATGATCGCGCTCATGATCAGCCCTCCCAAGCGACGTCGGCGATGCGGTCGGCACCGCGTGCGGCACGCTTGCGTGCTTCGGCGTGGAGGTCTTCCAGCGCGTTGCGGCGACGACTCAGAGCCAAGGCTTCTGCGTTGGCGGTCTGGATGGCAAAGGCCAGTTCGTCCACCGTGGCCGCTTCGAGCGCGACGGCGATCAAGTTGCCGTCGGCGTTGCGGTAGTGGACCTCCGTGGGCAGGGAATCGCCGTAGATGGACGGCAGCTGCTTGCGCAGCAAAGCGATGAGGCTGGTGCTCATGATCAGTGCTCCGAATCGAGAGAAAGTGTGAAAGACGGCTTGCCCGGCTCGACCGTTCGAGCGGCGGCGAACTCCTGCTGGAGCGACGGCGGCCAGTTGGTGAAGCGCGATTCGGAAACCGCCAGCTTCACGTCGAGGAAGTGCTCGACCTTCTCGCCACCAGCCACGATGTGGGCGGCGATGTCGCCGAGCTTCTTCTGATCCCAACTGACCTTTTTGGGCAGTTCGAACTTGACGTGCAGCGGGCCGTCGTCGAGATGCGCGGTACCGAAGTCGCGGCCCGAATCGCGCAGTGCCGCGCGGGCCTGTTCGCCGTAGGCGGCATCGAGCGCCGCGTCGAACTTGGCGCGCGCCTTCTTCAGCCAGTCGAGGGCTTCGTCGAGGTTCTTGTCGATCTCGGCCTTCTGCGCGGCGGGCAGCACGGCCAACTGACTGACGGACATCGCGGCGATGTCGGCGGGAAAGAGCGTGATGTCGTTCATGGCATCGCTCCTCAAACCGCCGCGCGTTCGGACGTCGAGTCGTGCAGTGCGTCGCGCTCGAACTCGATGACCGCGTCCACCGGATAGCCGACGCGCTTGGACAGCTTCAGGTAGCGCGGGCCGCGACCTTCGCTGCGCCAGCGTTGCAGCGTCTTGGGGCTGACGCCCCACCGCTGGGCCAGTTCGTTCTCGTTGAGCACCCGGCGGTCGCCGGGCGAAAGGCTGTTGATCGCCTGTTGCGGCGACCGGGTGATAGGGCTTGCTGCCGTCTGCATGGAACACTCCTGTTGCGTTGTTGAGGAACAGGTGTCATTCCAAATTTCGGGTGGCGAACCTTGAAGGGACGCAATGGCGAACCATGCGGAAACTTCGGGCTCGCCAATCCGCCCGCGCCAACGAAAACGGCGAGCACATGGCTCGCCGTCGTCAGCGGAAATCGGGGACGGGGTTCAGGCGTCGGTGAAGCCCAGCAGCCGACGCTGCTCGCCCCAATCTCGAGGCAGCAGGTCTTGGCGGCCGCGCAGCGTGTGCAGGTTCAGATGCCGGGGTTGGCGGCCCTCGAAGATCGCCTCGACGATGTCCGGGGCCAGCATGGTCATGCGCAGTACCTCGGCCGCCCAGCCTGTCTCCACTTTCAGCGCGCGCGCCAGATCTGCGGTCGTCGGATAGACGCCTTCGTCGATCAGCCGCTTCCAGTAGAAGGCCTTGCCCAGCGTCTTGATCATCGGCGCGTCGAAGCCGCCCTCCGCGCCAGTGGCGTCGGGGGCGGGCGGGATCAGCAGTTTGCGGTTCTGGCGGTGCTTGATCGTCAACGGCACCAGCGTGACCCGCTGACCGCCGCTGATGTAGCTGCGGGCATCGGTGCCGACCTCGATGTGGACAGTGCGCTTGCGCGGGTTCGCCGTGGTGTTCATGCCAGCGCCTCTTCGGTCTGCGAGCGGTCTTCCTCGACCAGTGGGTGCGTACCGATGTCGGCCCCAAACCCGATCCAGCCGTCCTCGCGCCAGACGATGTCCAGCCCCTGCGCGTGCAGTTGCACCCGTTCGATCAGCAGCCGCGTGATGCGTTGCTGTTCGGCGGGGAACAACTGCGCCCACACGTCGCCGATGCGCTGCATGGCCACGACAACCTGCGCTTCGTCGAGCTTGCTACCTGCGGGATGCTGCTGGCAGGCCCGCCACACCGCGATCAGCATCTGCGGAGCGGAGAGCGCCGCGTGAATTTGCGCCAGCACCGCATTCTCGATTTCGGCGGCGGGCAGATGGCCGACGTCCGGCCGATCCGGAGTATGGGGAGACAGGCTCGCGCCCGCGTTGCGTCGCTTGTGCAGGTAGGGAACGTAGTAGCGGTACTGCCGCCCGTTCTTCTTCTTGACGAAGGAGTGCAGCATGCGCTGGCCATCGGGCGCGAACAGCAGGCCCGCCAGTAGCGCCGGATGCTTGGCGGTGTGTTCGCGCGGAGCCTGCTTGCGCCGTTCGATGAAGGCATGCACTGCGTCCCACAGCGCCGGTGTGACGATTGCCTCGTGCTGGCCCTCGTACCACTGGCCGTTGTTGGAGATTTCGCCGAGGTAGATGCGGTTGCGCAGCATCGTGAACAGGTACTGCTGGTCGATGGTGCGCCCCGGTCGCTGCCGTCCAGTCTGCGTCAGCCACGCCTTGGTGGTGTGGCCTTCGATGTCCAGTTCGCGCACCAGTCGCGCCGCCGAGCCATGCTCACCGTAGCGCCGGAAGATGTCGCGCACCAACGCCGCCTCGCGTTCGTTGACGACGAGCTTGCGTTCGACCACGTCATAGCCCAAGGGCGGCACGCCGCCCATCCACATGCCCTTGGCCTTGCTGGCAGCGATCTTGTCGCGGATGCGCTCGCCCGTGACTTCGCGCTCGAACTGCGCGAAGGACAGCAGGATGTTCAGCGTGAGCCGCCCCATCGAGGTGGTGGTGTTGAACTGCTGCGTGACCGAGACGAAGGACACGCCGTTGCGGTCGAACACCTCGACCAGCTTGGCGAAGTCCGGCAGGCTGCGCGTCAGGCGGTCGATCTTGTAGACGACCACGGTGTCGATCTTCCCAGCCTCGATGTCGACCATCAGGCGGCGCAGCGCCGGGCGCTCCATGTTGCCGCCGGAGTAGCCACCGTCGTCGTAGCCGTCGCCGACGGCGATCCAGCCCTCGTGCCGCTGGCTGGCGATGAAGGCCAAGCCCGCGTCGCGCTGTGCTTCGAGGCTGTTGTATTCCTGATCCAATCCTTCGTCGGTGGATTTGCGGGTGTAGACGGCGCAACGCTTCTTCGGCGTGACTGTCGGCAGGGAATGAGCGCGCGGGGAACTCATGCCGTCACCTTCTTCGTGGCGGGCGTCTTCAGGCCGAAGAACACCGGGCCAGA